TTGGATTTGTTGATACAGATGTAACTTCAGGAGTAGTAAATATTACTGACGGAGTATATTTCTCTAACTTTGCTGATCCTACTTCAATTACGGCTGGAACTGGTTTATACCTTCACGCTGAAAAAAATGGAACGGTAACTTCAAGTGATGCATTAGTTGATCCATACACTGGTGATACTTTTGTAATTGAAGATGGTGCCTTGCAAACAGCTAGTGCTACTCAATTAGCGACTCCAAGTAATTCATTTATTGCTGGATTTAACATTGTTCCTAAAGGATCAAATGGTAATACTAATACTGCTGTGATTCAAGCATACTTAGGTCCTGTTGGAAAACAGCCTTTGCCTGTTGCCTCAATTGCAACTACTAATTTACCTGATGATTTGGCATTAGGACTTATGATGGGAACTAAAAACAATACAACAACCGCAGCTATTATGTGGGTTGATTATGTTAAAGCGATTAGTTCTAGAAGCTTTGGTAGTTCAACTACTAAGTAATAACAATTAACCAGGGTAGGGTGTAAAAGCCCTACCTTTTATAGGAGATAATATGTTTGGTGTTAAAACAAAACAATTAACTGCAAGTGGTCAAGTTACAACTAAAGTATCGGCAGGAAGTAATACACTTAGCGCACCTGCGCGAGTTTTAGGATTAACTGTTCAATGTGGTGCTACTGAAGGTAAGATTGATTTGGTAGATGATGGTGCAAGTGGCACTGTTAAATTTACTCAAGTTACTCCTGCTATTAAAGCAGGAGCAGAGGACATGCTTCAATTTGATTTTCCTGAAATGGGATTAAAATTTGATACCGATCTTTATGTTTACTTTAATCAGGCTACTAAAGTTAATGTAATTTATGGATAGGAAATAATGTGGAGGCTAATGTTTTTGGGAAATGTTTATAGAGAAATAGGATTCAATGCAGATAACCGTGAAACAGGAGTTCTTATGGAGAGAATGATAATTGGAATTATTGCTTCAGCCCTCATTGGGCTCGGGGCGTGGAACTTGAACCAAACTTTTAATCTCTCCATTGAAATAGAGAGTGTTAAGGGAAAAATTGATGTGCTGGAAAAAAGCATCAAGCAACTAGGAAAGAAGAAAAATAAAAAAGGTGGCTCTATTATACAACAGAGTAACTAATGGAAACGATATTACTAGTATACACCATCTGGTTCATAGGTGGCGTGATAATTCAGATTGCAGGGCTGCAATGATAGAGATATGGTTTTTATTGGTCTTGATGACCATCCAAGACACCACTCCACTCATTTACAAAAGCTTCATGGGATATGAAAGCCAGGAGGTGTGCGAGGAGATGGCCGTTTTGGCGAAAGACTTTATGATGGAAATAGAGATGAGAAGGGGAACCGGTGATGAGAGGACCATCAAGATGGAGAGCTTCTGCATTCCTTTTGAAATATTTGAGTCTGAAAAGCCGAAAGGCCCGAAAGTGGGAGCCTGATGGACTGGTTTGACAAGTTAATGATAACTGCGGCGGTCACGACAGTGATAGTATTTGTAATCGTGGTGGGGATATAATGACCGACAGACTGGATGTAAGCGACAAAACGGCGATTTCTATGCCGATGAAGAACTTACTGGCCATATTGTCGGCGGTCGGAGTCGGCGTGTGGGCGTTCTTCGGGATCCAGGAGCGATTGAACATTTTAGAAACCACGTCAAAACTGGCGGAGAAGGACTTAAATCAGGTGACTGAAAGACTCGCCGGTGACATTGAGAAAAATAATCAATTCAGAATCAAGTGGCCCAGGGGAGAAATGGGCAGTCTGCCCGCGGATTCAGAGCAGTTCATGCTCATAGAGCACATGTCAGGACAGATGGAAAAGATGCAGGCGCAACTGGAAGCCATGATGAACAACAAGGTGAACATTGAGTTCATGCAGAAGCAAATTGAAAAACTTCAGACGCAGGTGGAAAAATTACAGGAAGAACACCGCACGTTTAAAGCGCAGAATGGAAAGTCATACTGATGGTTGAAATTGTCATAGCGCTATTAATGTATATTGGGGTGGATCTCAAAGAGCACGTGCCGTATGATACAATTGGTGACTGCCTGAAGGCAAAGAGACTGAGTGAAAGAAGTTCGGGGCCTGACGGCCCGAGACTGGAATGCCGTCCCGTCACGGCTGAAGTAGAAATATGGAAGGAAGACGGAAAAAAACATATCCTCAAAATAGTTGAGGATTAATAATTAACTACAAGGAAAACTAATGACTACAGGAAAAATTAAATGGTTTAATCCAACCAAAGGATATGGATTCATTGAACAGGAAGGCAAGGATGTCTTTCTTCACGTATCGGCTTTGGAAAAAGCTGGTATTGAAACCCTAACAGAGGGGGAAGAGATAGAATTTGAGATAGGGGAGAATAGAGGAAAAGAAAACGCGATTAACATTAAAAAAATTGCAGGGTAGTGGCCCATTCAACGTACTTTACACCAATCAAAAAAAGGACTAGTATAGGAAGATCTCCAAGATCGAAGCCGAAGAATAAGCATAAGCGGAGAACCTGGAAGAGATATAATCGCCAAGGAGGCTGACATGGCACAAGGATATGGAGCTCGTAAAGACGAGTCTATTGCAATGAGGGTTAAAAAACCTCGAACTAAAAAACAACTTAAAGCCAGCGCGGATGAATCTTACGGAAAATTTGGAAGCGGTAAAGGTAAAGGTGTTATCAATAAAAGAGGCGGAGGCATCGCTAAAAGAGGAAAAGGCATCGCCAAAGCTGATGGTGGCGTAGTTAAACGTCAAGCAGGCGGCTTAGGAAGAAGGAATTTATTGGAAGAAGTAGGAAGAATTGACGCAGAGCGCATGAATCCTAATCGAAGAGCTGAGAAAAGCAGAGTCATAGGCGAACTCAACAGAGGCTACAAGAAAGGCGGAGCAATTAAACGCCGTGGTGGCGGAGTCGCGAAACGTGGAATGGGGGTTGCGAAATGACGGCAAAACAAACAGGTCCCGTAAGAAGTTCTGGACGTGATGAAACTTCTGATAAAGGCCCAGCAATCGAAAGAATGACAAAAGAAGAATTAGCTACTTTTGTAGCGGGAAAAAGTGCGTTAACTAAAATTGAAGCCATGAAAAAAACAATAAAGCAATTAACGGCACTGCGTAATCAACTACTTGCTGATACGTCGTTTAGTGGAAGAAGAGGGTTTCTCAGCGGGAGTAAAAAGATGGGAAACATTGCACAGAATAATGCTTCAGGTGGAGTCATTAGACGCAGAGGCGGCGGAATAGCCAAACGCGGTTTTGGGATTGCGAAATAATCTATGCCAACGTATGCTTCCACAGCGAGTTTCGACCTTGCGATTGATGATATTATAGAAGAGGCTTTTGAACGGTGCGGTTTGCAGGACCGTACTGGTTATGAAATAAAAACCGCGCGCCGTTCCCTTAACATCATGTTCGCCGATTGGGCGAACAGAGGCCTTAATCTATGGACGATTCAGAAACAAGAAATTGCTGTTGCATCAGCAGGATTCACTAATCCCTTGTCAGGAGCGACTTTGCTCACGGGAGGGGACACCCAGACCATCATTGACATCACCAACTGCGTTATGCGCGACAGCAGTAATAATGATTTTGCTATGACGAGAATTGGCAGAAGCACTTATTGGAACTATACTGTAAAATCAACATCAGGACGTCCTACGCAGTTTTATTTTGAACGAACAATAAATCCAACAGTTTATCTGTACCCTGAACCTTCAAGTGATTATACTTTTATTTATTATGCCTTAATTCGTATGTTTGATGCCGGCAGCTATACGAATAACGCACAAATTCCCTTTCGATTCATTCCCTGCATGGTTGCAGGACTGGCTTATTATATGGCATTGAAATATCAACCGGATCGTGTCGCTTTACTTAAACCTCTCTATGAGGAGGAGTTTCAGCGCGCGGCCAACGAAGACGTGGAGAAAGCTAGTTATAGCGTGGTTCCACGACAAACATGGATTAACTAATGGGTAAATACGCTACAGGCAAGTTCGCTCAAAGGATTTCCGATCGTGACGGGATGGCATATCCTTACACTGAAATGGTGCAGGAATGGAATGGAGTGTGGGTTCACTATAGTGAATTTGAGCCAAAAGCCCCTCAGATCAATCCTAAAAACCATCCCACTGATTTTGAAGCGTTGCAACATGCAATGCCTCAAGTTGCCAATTCCACAGTCTATGTGGGACGAATTGGCACGAACGTAAATAGTTTTGAAACACTGCAAGAAGCTGTCACTCTCTACTACGCCAACGGGGTGTCTTATCCAGGGTTTGTCAGAAGTATGCAACCGTTAGGCGTTCAACAACCTAACAAACCAACTTTATTGCATAGTTTTGTAGGAAAGGTTACAGTGACCACGACATGACCGATTATTCTGATTTATTAACAAACGTAAGGAATTACACGGAAACATCCAGTGACGTACTTTCGGATGCTGTTGTCAATACATTCATCGTTAATGTCGAAAATAAACTTTTTAAGGAAGTGGATCTCAGTTATTACCGTAAATATGACACGGCCAGTTTAACCGTAGATAATGCTTTTCTTTCTCTTCCAGGAGACTGGAGAGCTACCCGATATCTTCAAATTGTTGTCTCGGATGTAAGAACAACCTTGCTACAGAAGGATATTTCATTTATGACAGAGTACTGGCCTGATAGAACAGCAACGGGTACTCCTAAGTATTATGCTGATTGGGATCAAGACACGCATTATATTGCGCCGACACCAAGTGCCAACATAGCTGTTGAACTTGCATATTTAAGGATGCCTGATAATTTATCGGCTTCCAACACATCCACGTGGATCAGTCAAAATGCTCCCAACGTGCTTTTATACGGTTGTATATTAGAAGGACTTGCATACTTGAAAGGTCCGACAGATATGATACAACTGTATCAACAAAAATATAATCAATCTGTACAGAATCTTGCCACGTATGAGATGGGGCGGGATCGTAGAGATGAATATAGAGACGGTGTCATTCGTGTCCCTCTCGAATCAAGGAACCCCTAAAGGAGGTTATTATGGCTATAGTACAAGCTGTTTGTAACAGTTTTAAAGTGGAGATCCTGAAAGCATTGCATGATTTTACTGCATCGACAGGGAACACTTTTAAATTAGCACTTTACGATAGTGAAGCGACTTTATCAAAATCAACTACTATCTACGACACACCCGACGAGGTAGGTGCATCAGGCACTTATTCAGCTGGTGGTGGAGCATTGACATCGGTTACTCCCGTATTATCAACTGATACGGCTGTGTGTGATTTTTCACCTGATCTTTCATTCACGAGTGCGACTATTTCTGCACAAGCTGCTGTGATTTATAACAGTTCCACGGTCACTGGTTTAACAACCAATGCATCTGTTTGTGTGTTAGATTTTGGTGGAGTTAAAACTTCGACTTCAGGAACGTTCACAATTACGTTTCCTGCCGCTGGAGCGACTACTGCAATTTTAAGGATCGCATAAGGAGAATAAATCATGGCCTCTCTACAAGGATGGGGCCGAGAGACTTGGGGCAGTGGCGCGTGGGGAGAATACGCACCCGTTGCCGCGACAGGTGACGGCCTTACGTCAAGCGCTGCAGCGCCCGCTATTACGGGTGATTGCAACATCACGCTTACCGGCGTCTACGGTACGTCTACCGCTGGTACGGCTATTGGCACAGGACTGGCGATCGTTAGTGCCACAGGCAATCCACTCACTTCCAATACTAATGATGTAACAACTAGCGCTGACGCGATAGTCACTCCTACGGCTGCTGGACTTACTTCCTCTCTAGGGGAGGAAAGTGTACATACTGCCTACCAAGCAGGATGGGGTCGAGGCTATAACCAAGCCACAGGAACAGAGATTGGTTGGGGGGATAATCTTTGGGGAACTTTAACAACTTCATACGCTTTAACGGGGGCTAGTGCGACGACAAGTGCTGGAACTATGGCATTCCAAGGGGATGTGGATATTACAGTAACAGGACAAAGCGCGACATCCACCGTAGGAGATTTACTCGCTTTAGTCTTTCCTTCAGGTGTTCAGGCAGCAACAAGTATTGGAACATACTCAATTACGGCTGATGCAACAATAAGCATTGTTGCGGTTGCAGAACCAGAGCTTGATGCAACTACTGGTGAGGTGCTAATAGCCATCAGTCCAGGTGTTTATCCGTCAGGAACAATATTAACAGGATCCTTGGGATCATCTACCATTACAGCGGACTGTAATGTTTCACCAACAGCGGCGGGGTTGACTTCCTCTCTAGGAGAAGAAACCATTAACATTGACGTTGATGTGGAGGTTGATGGGACTGATATGCAACCAAATATTGGTGTTCCAATAGCATCGGCGGATTTTGATATAACCGTCACCGGCCAAGCTATGACAAGTGCTATTGGTGATGCAGGGCAAGAATCTAGTTACGCAGCGACGGGAAATTTACTAACTTCAGCAACAGGAGTTGCGCAAGTTAAGATAGATGTTGTCTTTACAGCAACAGGGAATTCTGCTACTATTAGCGCTGGAACATTACGAGGAACCTTCTGGAGTGAAGTGGATGACTCGCAAACAGCCACATGGGTAGAAGTTGACAAGGCTGCATAAAATCATTAAAAAAGTTATTAGGAGATTAAATGGTAACGTATTCGACGGGTCTTAGGACGGAACTACAAGTAACAGGGGAAAATTCAGGTACAT